GTCTTAACAACGGTGTCGCGCGACGTCAGTGTGAAGTCGAGGTTCTGGAGTTGACCAAGCGCGTCGACGGCGTTCAGCTTCTGCGATCGCGGACGAAGGTCGAGGCTCGCCTCATACTGGTTCGTCAGCACTTTGCCGATCCAATAGGTCGATGCGCCTTTTTTGATGCGTAGGCGGTACTTTTCGTCATGGGCGACCGCCAGTGCAGCGATCACTGCGTCGCTCGGATCGAGGATCTGAACCTCGGCCGACGACGGGAGGATGGGGACATCCTTATCGGAGTTCTGCTGGCCCCACCGTACGATGAGACCCTTGCCGGCGAGCGTGATTGAGGTCGACGCACCGACAAAGCCGTCCTCGAGGATCTCGGCGGTGTAGACGTTCCCGTCGAGGGACGGAATGGAGCCAGTATATTTGATCCCGTAGCTCACGTCGCGAGGCCCACCTGGCCGTCGAATTCATCTTGAGTCCTGAGCACCGCTTTGAGCGTCCGAGCGTCACCAACGAGCTCGCCCTTGATTTCGAGCCGCTCCAGCCGATCGATGGCTTGCTCGAAGCGTTCAACGAATTGAAGGTCGATCCCCGAACCACGCCCGCCCGAGATCTCCCGCCGAGCCTCGACCAACACTTCAGGACGAATGGTCGGTAAGAGCATTTGATGGGCGGTGCCGGTCGCCAGCATGCCAAGAAGCTCAGGCATCAAATCGTCCCGGAAGACCTCTTTGAAGTCTTTTTCAGGAGCGATGATCTCTACGTCGCGACCTTCGAAGAAGCCCGTCTGACCCTTCTTGATCTTACCCCCGTGTTCAAATCCAAATGCCGACTTGATCGAATTGAAGATGCCGACGAGCGCTGCAATCGTAGCCGGAATCGTCACCAGGGCAAATGGTCCAAAGGTTGCCACTTCCCATTCGACCACCGAGGCCGCCGCCTTCACCATGCTCGCCGCCGCGGCGGCGAGAGATTTCACGACCTCGACAGCGAGCAGGGCCAAGCGGGCAAGAACACCGGCCTCCGTGGCAGCCGTCTGTTGCGCTTCAGCGGCAACCGTGGATTTGGTCTTCAACAGCTGATTCTTGATGTGCATCGCAACGCTGATCGCACCTTGACGGAGCTCTTCACGTAGCATGTCACCGATCGCCTGAATGAGCGTACCTCGCATGGCGTCGTAGGCACGCTCGAAAGACGACTTGCGCTCCTCGTCCATCTGTTCCTGGAGTTCAAGGCGCCTCTCTTCCTCCTGAATGGAGGCGTTGCGAAGTTCCTGCTCCCGCTGTTGCTTTTCCAGTTCCATCTGTTGAATGCGCAAACTGTATTCGCGCTGCGAAATCTCGCCGTGTTGGAGTTGTGCCTGGAGGGTCTTCTTGCGGGCATCCTGGTCGATGAGGAAGAGGTCATAGTCGACCTGCCGCTGCCGCGCCGAAAATTCATTCTGGCGGGTCATATCGTCGATCATCTGCTGCGTGACGGTACGGCTCTGGTTTACAATCGAGTTGAAGAACTCATCATATCCGGCGAGCAGGGGCCCGAGGATATATTGATGGTGCTGCTCCCAGGCGTCGCGTTCGGCCTGAATGGTCCGCTTGCGCGCCTCAAGGCCCTCGACAGAGATCTCGGTAAGAGAGACCTCCAGTTCCCGCTTCCGGAGCAACTTGTCCTGGTCCAGCTGACGGCCAGCGGAAGCAGCGGCCGACTCCTCGCGCTTCAACTGGTCCAGTTCTGCTTGAGCCGCACGCCGCCGGACCTCAAGGACGTCCTCGGCGGTCTGTTCCTCGATCTGCTTGTTGATGATCCCGTTACCGCGGGCGATCGCGATCTGCTCTCGGACCAGGAGACCATACAGCTGCATGCGTGAGTTTCGTTCACTTCGCTCAAGATCGATGCGCTTCTGGGACTCTTGTTGCTGAATCTGCGTCAGGAGCGTCTCGAGTTGCTGCTTCCGAAGTCGCTGCTGGCTGGACATCTGCGTATCGAGTGCCGCCAGGGCATTCAGCTCTTTTCGATAGTAGTCCGCCCGCGCGGACAGGATCGCGAGATCGAGCTGTTCCTGAAGTGCGCCGCGAGAGACTCCGTCCGCAGTGATGCGTGCGAGTTCAGCCTCGAACTTCTGATCGGCGATCTGTTTGTCAAAATGGGCCTCTTCTTCCGCGATCCTGCGCATCTCCGCCGCATGCTTCTTGCGGGCCGCCTCGAGGCCATCGGCGTGCCCGCGGAACTCCTCTTGTTCCTTCTTGTACGTATCCTCGGCGGCGCGGCGCTGCTGTTCGAATTGGTCAACTGTCGCGGCGGTCTCCGCTTGACGGATGAACTCCCTGACTTCGGCTCCTGTCTTGGCTCGTGCGTTCAACTCCTGATCGAGCTTCTCCCTCTCCTGGACCAGGAGTGCTCGACGGGCCTGCTCTTGGCTGATGAGGCTTTGTGTCTCGGCGCGTCCGGCGAGATCGCCAACGGACAACGCTGCCTTCTTACGCTCGGCGGCCTGGATGAATTGGTCGGAGGCCGCGATCGCTTGAAGGAGCCCCTTTCGGTACTCCTCAAGATCGCGTCCGCTCGCGCCGCGAAGCGATTCGCTGAACAGCTGCATGGCCGTCGCATTCCGCTTCAGGCGCTCTTCCGAGTCATCAAAGAATCTGAGGAGCGACAGGCCGATCGCTACAGCAGCGCCGATCGCGACCGCCCAACCGCCTGTGGCAATGCCGAGGACCGAGAGGGTGCCGGCTAAGCCAAACCCTGCCGAGATCCCTTCGCTCATCCCTCGGTTAAGCTTGTCCATGTCCTTGCTGCCGCCGGAAGCCTTCGAACTGAGTTCGACAATTCCGGTAGCGAGGAAGGACAGTGCTCCGAAAGCTTCGAGCGCATTCCGCTTGGCCTTGTTCAGCGATCCCGACTTGCGTTCGACCGCCCCGGCTGCGTGGTCTGTATGGGCAGCATGATCTTCTTCCTTCGAGCCGAGCTTGTCATTCGCGACCCCGGCGTCGTTCAACGAACGGATGTACTCTTCGGTCTGATCGACGACGGCCTTCAACTGTGACTCCAGACCGCTCACATCCGGCGCCTTGACGTCGACGTTCAGCAGCGGCTTCAGCTGCTGGCCGGTCGTCGCCGTCATCGAAAGCATGGATTTCAAGCCCTCGACATACGGCTTCAGATCCGCCGTGAACACTATTTTGACTTCGGTCGACATCAGGTTTTGCTTCGGTTCTTCGCTTCTTCAGCACGCTCGTTCAGGATCCACAGCTGTTTACAGACGTCTTCAAGGTCCAACCTCTTGATGATCCGGAATCGGGATCCGTCGCCTCCCGAGAGATCAAAGGCGATGCGATCCTGAATCGTTATGGGGCCTTGGTCGTCGCCGGCGTCGGAGAAGATGCTCCAGTAGAGAGTCCCAAGACGCCGCTTCTGGTAAAAAAAGTGTTGATCACCTCCCGCACGACATCCCGTGTGGCATGCTTGGCCATGAACTCCTCTCGCTCGGAGATGTCGTTCTCGTCGAACTCCTTGTCCGTCGGAACGAGCAACACCGCAAGGATGCGCCGGGCAAAGTGCTTCTCATACACCCAGGCATTGACCTTCGCCATGTCGAAGGCGAGCGTCACCATCTGGTCTTCCAGGCGACGCAATCGGTCATCATCGGGAATCGCGGAACCATCGGGGATCGCCTTGCTCACGTCGATCATCGACCGGGTGGCCGAGCTCAACGCTTCCGGACATTCGGTGAGCATGCTGCGAACGATCGGTGCCAGGATCTCGTCCTGGGCCAGGGAGAGAGTGAAGCGGAAGGCCTTGCCGCCAATCTCATACTTCTGCTGTTCCATGTTTCCTCCTTCTGGAATAAGTAGGCTTCGGGTCCGACCACGCTTCGGCTCCACTTGCGTGAGGCTTGACCCGGTCAACCCGAAGCCCGGTTGAAACGACGCTGGACCGGCAGCCTTACGCGCCGGTCAGCGCCATCAGGTCAGCTTCGGTGAGGGCGAAGCCGGAGAGGGTGATCTTGCGGGCATTGAACGCGCCCGCCGACTTCGCCTCATGATCCACCCGCACGAGCACCTTCTTGAGCGTGTAGTACTTGCTCTGGTCGATGCCGTAGAACCGGAACCAGAGTTCCGTCCCGGCTTCCTCGGCCGCGACGAGCTCCGTGATCACGGCGCCGCTCAACTCCTTCGAGCGGATGACCGCACCGAGCTTCTTACCGGTGGCGAGCTCCTTCTCGTTGCCGAGCGTCTCAACCGGCGTTGAGAACTCGACGGAGGTCCCTTCCTTCAGGATGAGGCCTTCCGCAAGGATCGTCGCCGAACTGAATCCGGCGTTGTCGTCGAAGTCGATCTTCGACCAGCCACCCTTCATGAATCCCATGGTAGTACTCCTCTTGAAATGGTTATGTGGTCAGTTCGATGACATCAGATTCCTTTTCGCCCCAGTTCGTCCCGCTGATCTTCTTGGCGTTATGGGCCCCGGCCGCTTTCGGATCGTTGACGATCGTCGGGAGGATTTTCTTCACGAGATAGTTCATCGGCACAGCCCGCAGGTCATCGAGCCACAACACGAACGCCCCCTTGTCAACCACCTGCTTCACACCGACCGAGATGATGGCCGTCAGGTTCGCCGGCGTCGCGAGTTTCAGGTTCACCTTCGTCCACGCGTTGATCGGAATGGCGGGGAGATTCAACGTCTCAAGCGGCGTGGCACACGCGGCCGTGTCGTCGAGCAGCAGCTGCACGTCGCCGGCGTTCAGAGCGACGCTGCTCTTCACCCAAGCCGTGATCTCCTTGGCGGCCGTGAGGTTCAACGGACCGATTGCTTCCGTCGCGAGCTTGTCGCCTGCGCTGGCCGTCCCGGCGACCGTGAGCTTCACCGAATTGACGCCCACCTTCTTGTCGGCAGCATCGATCGCAGAGGTGACATCCGCATCGACGGACTCATTCCAGGCGTCCTCACAGTCTTCGATGACCGCGCCTTCAGCGAGTCCACGGAACCGGAAATCAAGCGTGGTGCCCGCTTCCTCTGCGGCCTTGATCGCGGCGTAGACTTCAGGCGTCAGATCGGAGCTCCGGACGTTGATCCGATAGCCTTTGCCGGCCGAACGTTCTTTTTCATCGGCGAAGGTCTCGGTCTTCTCGATCGGCTCGATGCCGGTCCCTTCTTTGAGCAGGCTCGTGATCTCCGTAACGACCGACGAAGCGGCCGTGAGGTCGGCGGAGAATTCTACCTGCTTGAAACCACCCTTTGCGCTTGCCATGAGAGTGCCTCTAGGATTCGAAGAAGGATATGACCATTTCGTAGACGACCAGTCCCCGGACGGCGAAGAGGAAGTCGATGGATTCTAACCCGAACGCGATCGGTTCACCCGATACCGTCAGCGTGTAGCCGTCGAACTTGTCACGCAATGAGCCAAGCAGGCTGTACGCCCCACGCTGTGCATCCTGCCTGGAGCGAAGCGAGTGTGCCCCGATCGCAAGGTGAAACGATTCCTTTTTGATGCCGCTGGCGTTATCCGCCAAACGCTGGCCCTCCTGCGGAACCAATCCACCGTAGCGAACGAGCACGAACGGTACCATCGGGCGGATCTGCTCCAGCTTGCTCTCATCAAACTCGCCCTCGTGAGGCACAACGGTTTTCAGCGTCGGAACCGTTGCCTTGATCTCCGCGATGAGCGCGTCTTCAATATCAGCCGTGTCGATCATGCTCCGCTCACGACATGGTCACGGACGATCTGCCCGAAGGTCTGTTCGGCTTCCTGAGACGCGAAGAGGAACGGCCGCGCCGGCATCTTGATCACGAACTCTTTGAAGGTCATTCCACGTCCGGCCTGCGTTCCGCCCTTGAACTGACCGCGTCTCGCTCCGCGAGAGATTCGATTGCGCTTGAAGACCTCCGATCGTGCTGCCCGCCGGATCTCTCCGCCGAACTGATGAATCGCCGCATACGGGAGGTTCGATCCAAACGTGATCGATTGTGAATCCACCTGCGGCTGAAGCAGCGAGTGTTCCAAGGCGCCGGTGTCGCGAAGCGTCTGGCCGCCTTCCTTGATGGCGCGTTTCGAAGGCTTCCACTTCTCAGGTCGTCCACCCTCGGCAAAGTTCTTCTGAAACTCAGAGGTGAAGAGCAGCGCACCCTCGCGAAGGGCAGGTTCGAGGTTCTGCGATCGGGCGATCATCTCACCGAGAGTCCTGTTGAGATCTCCAAAGAGCATCTCGCCCATTTCAAAGGCCCTTCAAAGACTCGTTGGAGAATATCCGCTTGCTGGCACTCGTATATCCGCCGGCCGAGGAAGCAGACGACGGAGGCGGATCGATTCCCACGGTGACCTTTCCGGCCGCGACCTGCTCCAAGAACCTGATCGAATCATCATAGTTCTTCTGGACCGTTTCGCTCATGCCGACACGAGGCGCTCGTCGGGAGAAGAGCAGGTAGAGAGCGATCATCGATGACAACAATGTGAGCCGCGCCGTGGTGGGACTCACCGGCACCGCATACACTTTCGCGAGGTACGAATCGATCAGGCTATCGGCATCGGCGATACCCTTGGCGATGACGGCGTCATCGACCACATCACCCGCCTCGGAGGTCACCTGTGCGAGCTCCGATTCGGAGATGTAGTTCAGGATGTCGGTCTTCGTGCAGTAGGCCATCGCTTGATTCCTTGAAGCGTTTACTTCGTTGTGAGCCGGCGGAGGTGCAACCCCCGCCGGCCCTGTCCACTACCCGGAGAAGGAGGGCCGGGAGTGGAGGATCCGGCTGGCGGGACCGGATTATCCGAGACCGGTGGAACCGAATGCGAGCTGCGGCAGGCCGTAGCCGGCGTTGTAGCGCGCATCCACGCCGAAGGTGAACGTATTCGTCTTGAAGACTTCCGGCGAATCCGGATCGACGAACTGCGTGAACTTCGGATCGCGCCGTTTTTGGAAGACGAGCGGCTTCAGCGTGTTGTATTCGACCACGATGAACCACGCCGTCGCACTCGTGATGATGCCGCTCTTCACGTAGCTCGCCGCGCCTTTCCAGATGTTGTTCTGCGTGCTCCCGTTGGCGACGGAGATGTATTCGTTGTTCAGGATCGCGAGCGCCGTTCCCTCGAGCTCCGGACCGGTCACGAGCGTGAACTTCTCGCCGCCGGTATAGAACGGCGTCTTGCCGTCGGCACGCTTCAGACGTCCGAGGGCCGCGAGGGCCTTGCCGAAGTTCTCGGCGTTGAGCACGTAGGTCGCCTTGTTGCTCCCGAACGCATGGTCGGTGGCGAAGAACGTCTTGCCGTCATAGGCCAGGGAGGTGAAGCCGGTGTTGAGGAGTCCGAACACCAGCTCATCGGGATGCGAAACCGCCAGGGCCGCCTGGTGTTTGACGACGGGGTTGTAGACCCCGTACTGGTCGTCTTCGATGTCCTCCCGCGGGACCCCGATCGTATGTTCCCACGTCTTGTTGAGGAGCTCGTAGACATAGGCCTTCAGGTTCTCGACGTGTCGATCGCCGATCCACTCGCGCATGCCCGTCAGCAGAGCCATCCACGAGTAGTTGTTCGACCGTGTCGTCGACGGCACCTCCATGGCGATCTTCGGCCATTGCGGTGTCGCGGCCGCGAAGGCCTCATTGAAGATGGCGTTGAACGACTTGAACATGGCCTTGAGGTTCGCGGCGTTGACAACCAAGCCGACGGCGAGCAATGACATCGGAGCCATCCAGTCGTTGTGCTCCGTCGTGCCGGCCGCGGCGTAGACGGGCAGCGCCACCAGCAGCACGAGGGCGAAGATGAGAATGAAGCGTTTCATGTGTGGTCTCCTGTGAGAGTGATATTCGAGAGGTCCCGCTCCGCCAGCGTCACCGGATTTGGGCGGAGCGGGATCGCAACGTTCTTAGGTCTCGATGTAGATCGTGACCTTCGCGCTCTTCGCGGCCGTGTTCGTACCACCGACAGTGACCGAGATGACATCGTCGACAGCAACGACGTTGGCGGCCGTAGGCGTGGCAACGTCAACGTCGCCCGCAGCCGAGCCCGCTTGGGTGATCGTGATGACACCATTGGTGATCGCGACGGCTCCGATCTTTCCGGCCAGCGTGGCATCGCCGACGGTAAGGGGGCCGTCAATGACCGAATAGATCTTCTTGATCGTGCCCGCAACCGGAGACACAACACGGTAGACCTTTGCCGAGGCTGAGGTCAGGTCGGCGACTTCGAGATCGAGCACGATCTTATTGGCGGCCAGGTTCGCACGAGCTGTAGCCGCGCTGGCGACGTCGCTCAGGTTGTTGGCCGCGACCAGATCGCCGTCAGCCGAATACACGTTGCGGATCTCGACCCAAACGCCGTTCGCGTCGACGTCGCGGATGTAGCCCGCCACTGACCGCGTGCCGCCGGCGCTCGTCTTGGCGACCGTTCCGTCGTCGACCAGGAAGCAAGCGCTCCCGACCTCTGCGAGAGTTACCTCATCACCCCCCGCCGAATTGCTGTAGCGGAACACGCCCTCTTCGACCTCGACCGAGAGGTCTCCATTGGCGCCGGCCGAGTTGTCGACCTGGGCGCAGGCTCGGCCTAACGCCTTCTTCGCCACGGCGGCCGTTGCCGGTTCGGCATAGCCGGTGGCGTTGAGGACGACGATCGACCCTGCATAGATGAGTTTCGTGGCCGCGACCGGGTAGCTGAAGCGCCTTCCATCACGGGAAGGCGTATCGCGATCCTCCGTCAGAGCCATCATCGCGAACGGAAACACAGCGGTTCCCGTAACGCGCTTGAAAAGAAGTGCGATGAGGAAAAGAACCCCCATCACGAGTAGAGGAATGAACTGTGTCATCGTGCTGCTCCTTGAAGTAGTGGTGTTCGATCAATGCGACTTGAGGCGGCGGTCAGACGCCGAATGCTTCAAGCGGCCGGCGTATGCTTGCGCAAGAGGTCTTCTCCCACGCCAAGGTTGCGCGCGACCACGAGGTCCGTCTCGGTGATGTCCTTCGCCGACACATCACCCGTCGGCGGCAGCGGCTGCACGGGGGCGACGACCGGTTGCTTCGCCCAGAAGGCCTCGAACTTCTGCAGGTCCTTTGCGGCGAACTCACGCTGGTGCTTCATCCACTCGGGATCCGCCTTTTGTGTCGGCATGATCCGGCCCTCGGTGAAGGCCTTGGCGATGATGCGATCAAGCTCCCGGTCCAGCTCGCGGTCCTTGAGCTGCGCGATCTCGGCCTGAAGCGTCGGGACCTGGTCGGCGGCCGACTTCGCCGCCACGATCATGACCTTCACTTCCGGCAGCGACGCATCGTCCTTCGCGCCGATCGCACCAAAGAGGTCGGCCTTCGCGGCGACGACATCCTTGAGCTGGGTGAGCGCGGCGAGGACATCCTTCGCCGTTACCTCGCTCGACGCCGACACGGCTGCCGTCAGCTGGCCGATGAGCTTCCTCAGTTCGGCGACGCATTCCTCGGCCGTCGCGGTGACGGGCATGTTGAGGAAGTAGCGGACGCGTTCGATGAGTTCATCCATGGTAGAATCCTTCCCTGAAATGGTGAGTTGGTGCTTTGCGATGATCGGAGCCAGCCCATCGAGCAGCGGCTCATTGGTGAGGCCGGCGTTCTTGAGGATACATCGTTCACGCTGACCCGTCTCCTTGTCAATGCCGTTGAGGGCGAAGACGGGAGAGATGTAGCGATACTCCCGGTTCAGGATGAACTGCTTCGCGCGCTCGGTCCAGCTGCTGACCTTCGCACGCAGCACGCGCTTCCCGTCGCGCACGATCGAATAGACGGCCGAGATCCAACCGGCGGCAGGAGCGATGTCATCGCTGAGCGTCTGATGTTCATAGTCGATGACGAGATCTCGATTCGGATGTCGTGCTCGGCGCGCGTTGAACTGAGCCTCGGCGGCGAGAATGTCCTCGCCCGTCACCGTGAACGGGACGTGAGCCGCCGGGACGATCGTACCGTCCGGAAGGCGGCGCTCGGGGACCAGACGGTAGTATGATCCCTCGACCAGAACATCGATCTCAGATGGGACTTCCTCCGATGTCAGATCCGCGCCAGCGCAGATCAGGACGTCGTCCGTGAGGAGGTCCAGCGCCCGACAAAGGTGCAGCGTGTCGTCAACCAACAGGACCTGATGATGTCGCATCTGCTTCACGATCTCGACCTCTCTTGATGTCTTCACGCAGGCGTTGGTAGATCCGATCCTGCATGCCTTTGATGTCCGTCAGCTTCTGGATGTCGGGATCCCGCATCACTTCCTGCAGGACCGCTGCCACGATATGCTTCACAATCAGGTCTCTGAGCCAGGCGATGCGCAGGAGCAGGACCGCCAGCACCCAGATGAAGACCTGCAGACCGATGATGTAGACTTTGATCAGCTCATCAAGCCCTGGGCTGAACCACGTTCCCGCCATCAGTCCGGTGAGAACGATCCACTCCTTCGCGCCTGCGCTCATCAGTCAGCGCTCTCATTCAACTCCTCGGCCAACGCTTCAATTCGCTTGGCGACCTTGTCGTAGTCCTGCTTCTTCCGGGCGATGGCGTTCATCCAAATTTCCAACTTCACAGGGTCGAGCTTGCGCACATAGGACAGATCATCATCCATCGGATCGAAGTGGTAGAGGATCGACTTCACGGTACTGTCGATCTCCACCGCCAGGCGCAATCGCTCGCGCTTCAGGCGCTGCAGTTCCCCGACCTTGGTGTCTCGGTTCATAACACGCTCACAGTCTGTAGCGACGCATGATCGTGATCAGCTTCAATGCGTAGTCCGGGTCCGTCGCATAACCCGACCGCGCGATCATCCGGGCGAAGTCCTGAGGAGATGTCGTCTCGAATGCGGAGCGATAGCGTGCGGATCCGGAGAGATACCTGCCGTGCGCGTCGAAGCATTGATCCAGCGACATATACTTTGCAAAGCGTACAGCCTGGCCGGCCACAATCGAGCCGTTGATGATTGTCTTCTCCCGGAGCACCACCCATTGGAGCGAGTCGACGAACGGTCGCAATGCCGCGTAGGTGTGCCCGAACGTATTGTTGGCGCCGAGATCGCTCAGTCCGAAGTGACTTTCCAGCACCCATTGAGAGATGGTCACTCCTTTCGGAACGCGGTAGAGTTCTTCGACCCGTTGTGCAAGAGCGAAGATTGTGTCGGGGATGAAGCCGACTCGGAATTGTGATCGCTGAGGAACTCGGAATTGTGCAACGGTGGCGATTGTATCGATCGGGAGGCGGTCGGTGGCCCAGGCGGCGATGACGTCGTCGAGAATGCCCACCGCTTGAGCGTCTGCATCATCCAGGCCCACAAGGTGACCAAGGGCGAGAAAGACACTCGCGGCGATGGCGCAGCCGAGGAGGAAGGCAAATACGACTCTTCGCATGGAGACGTCGGCTCATGTTGGGGAGGAAAGTTCAGTCGCGCGAATGGTCCGGAGCGCTTGAGAGCGGCGCGGTCATATGCGCGGGCTGCGAGCTCCGCGGTTGTGAATCGACCGAGATAGATCGTGCGGTAATCGACGCTGATCTGTGCGGTCCACTCGCCGTTCGATGCCGGGTGCACTCCACGGAATCCAGTCTTGTTGTGTTTCGGCAAGCGCCGATTGCTCTGCCTTTGTTGTGCATCTGCCACAGCAAGATTGGAGCGGCGATTGTCGAGACCGTTGTTGTTGCGATGTATGACTTGAGTTCCCGCTCCAACACCCAGGAGGGACCGATGCATCGTCAGCCATTGCCTGCTCGCACGGGATCCAACAGCTCTCACCGCATGAAGGCATCCCTTTCGATTGCGAAGAGACCATTTGAACTCAGTCACCGACGGATAGTCCGCGTCGTCGACAATCGCACTGGCACCCTTGGAGAGCGACACGGTCTTCATCAGAGTGAGCGTAGAAAATGAAAAAGCCCCGATGCGGTTCTCTTTCGGCGAGAGAACTACATCGGGGCTCCTTATGATCGGATGACCCTCGGTGGGCGGTTACGGCCCTATGTCACTTCAATTGCTGAACCAACTTACGAAGTCACGGAGAGTTTGTCAAGTCCCTGAATGACCTCGTCAACCGCTTCTATTCGGTCGACATCGTATCTGCCGGATTCGAAACGGCCGCCTTGACAGGGTTTCTTTGGCCGAACGTAAAATCTATTGTGATGTTGCCAGTCAGCAGCCCAAGGACGAAGCCCACAATCAGGCCGGCGGCAACTCGCACGATCAGCTTGTAGGCTCGGTCCTTTCTGTTTGATCGCGCTGCTCGGATGCTGCATTCGTGAAACGCATTCGCAGCGAGAGAAATTTGCTCATGGATGACTTTGAGCCGGTCAACGTCGACGATGTAGGCTTCGATGACTCCAACAATATTTGAGCTCAGGTCTTTCGCCGCTCGATGTTTGGCAAAGCTCTCTCCGATTTTGGCGATTTCGCGCTTTAGATTCCAGTAGTTTGGGAGCACTTCCGTAAGAATCGCGGCACTGTATGGTCGAACAGTCGCTTCGATCATCTCCTTCAGAGAGATCTGAGTTCCATCTAGAGCGTCAAACCCGGCCCTAAAGACATGGCCAATTGCCTTGTCGATATTCTCCGAGAAGGATGCTTCGTCTTCAACGCCACCAACATGATGGAGCTTCTTGTGAAATGCTGCCATCGTATGATCGAAGGCGTCCCTGAATTCCTTGATTGTCTGAATGTTCGACTTCGAGTGCGGGTCGATCTCCTCACTATACAACACCAACGTCTTCACCTGCACATACAAATCGACAAGCCTGAGCAGCGTCTCACGTTCGTGCGTTGAGAGCGTCATGATGGGCAGTCCACTGCGATGGTGGGGAAGTGCGCGCTTGTACCCTGATGGGATTTTGGGCGAACGAGCCTAAGGAAGCTGGAGAGCTTCCACGCGGCGCGCCCGTTCGCGGAATTCAGAAGGCGTATAGTACCGACCGTTCTTGAGTCGGACCGAGCCTCTGATGCGAGGAGCATATCTCGATGCTGACTCCCGATTGAAGGAATCAGGATCGGAATCAGGAAACTCGCGGCCAATGACGTCCTCGAGCCTCTGAGCGCCGATTGTCTTTAGGAGAATGGACAAAATCTCCTTGCGGATGGAGAAGGTCTTGCTCATGACGATTCTTGCCATAATGGCTTGTCACCGCTGGCGCGGCGACCGTGTGAGCCGGTCAACAACTCATCACCGGACAGGAAATTGCATTTGGAAGTTCCTGACTCCTTCTAGGGTTGGAGAAGAAGTCCCCTGGGTTACACTTGACCACCGTAGCTGGATGCGGGCGCATCCAGAGTAGACGGCGACCCCACACGAGTAGCCATGCACAGCGAATACAAGTTAACGCATGTCCGAAACAACCGCAACAGTCAAACCCTGATTAGAAATACGTCACAGACGGTAGATGGTTTCGAGTCCAATCCTTAAAGAATCAATGTGACGTTCGTCACACGGCTCCGGAAAACTAACCGCGAACGAGAGTGACCGGCATCTGATTCCACGTGCGCCCGGAGTGTCTCCGGACCGCAGTTTTTTTTCCCGACGCGACGACCGAGGATTCATCAAAGTTCAAGCTGCTGCGGCGAAGTGGACGGGCGATCGGTCGTGGCCTGGAGAGTTACGTTCGATGGGGGGTAGTCGATTCCCCGTTTGTTCAGTATATCCTCGATCGTCAAGAGCTGCAATCGAGGGTACTTCTTGTTCCATCCTTTCGAGTGATAGAATCCTGCGGAGGCACATTCTTTTACCATGTCCTTTGTTGGATCCTCCAGAGTAATGAGCACGCCAATCTCGGCCTCTTCCCTGTCGAGGACGCCGCGCAAATCCCTGATGTCTCTAACAGAGACTGATCCCGACTTAACCGACAGTATGATTTCCTTCGTCTTCCCCTTTGCCTCGTCGTGGAAGTAGATTCTTCCGTCGATTCCCTTGTCGGGACCCTTCTTCTGCTCTACGGGCCGCGCACCAACGAGTCCGAGTGCCCAGAATTGAAATTGGAACCGGTCTTCCTTTGATAAAGACACCGCGTCTGGCAACGAGACAGGTTCTCCCACCACATCAAATCGAGCTTCGCCCTGGAACGAACGTGAGAGCCTATGCTTGATCAGAGCAATCGCAAGATGCGTGATGTCAATGCCGACCCAGGTGCGTTGTTGCTTCTGGGCAGAGTAGATTGTTGTTCCGCAGCCACAGAATGGGTCCAAAACTACGCCGTCTTTTGGACATGCCGCGTTGATGATCCTATCCAAAAGGCCAATGGGTTTCTGAGTCGGATAGCCTAACCTTTCGGGATCTGTTGTACCCAGCCAAGCAACATCTGCGTCGAGTTCAGTTTCTTCGCTTCGTACTCGATCCGTGCCTTCGCCAGCCACGGCGACACGCTGTGTCGATCGACTAGCGCTTCGATCGAATCATTCCATTTGACTATGGGAATGCGACAGAGCGCCGCGAACAATGTCGCTGCGCGCTCTTCCTTGATCGCATAGTGCATCGTGCAAGTCGAGTCGTGGAAGTGATGCCACAACTCATGCCAGGCCCAATCGCGCCGCTCTTGAAACGACAGAGAAGAGTTCAGGATGATCGCTCGATAACCGCTCACGCGCACGTACACACCGAACACGTCCGGACTCAACCCCTCTTTGGTGTGGACGATTCCTTCCTTCTCACAGATCGTTTTGAACGAAAGCGGTGTCCCGTATTCCTCCACGAGCTTCAGATAGAACCGTTCAACCGACCGCATCTCCTCACTTCTTCTTTCGAAACGCCTCCTTGATGATGCGTCGAGCCTGATCTATTTGTCCAGGCTCCAGCTCCGACAATCCATCAACGATCTTCTGCATCGCTTCTCGCATTTCTTTGCTCAACCCCGCCGGAGCATGGAAGGCGACGAACGCCTCTGTCTCTGATTTCTTCTTCGTCCCCCCACCCTTGTCGCCCGTCATCAGCCACTCGATGTCGCAGCCAAGCTCCCGTAGCCTCGCCTGCATCTTGTTGCCCGGCCGGATCGCGCCGGACATGTAGTTGCTTAACGTGGACTGGGGAATACCCAAGGCCTCAGCAAATGCCTTGAGATTGGAAAACCGGCTTAGCCCGAATTCCCGTATCCGCACGCCAATCTTGGCAGTATCAGTCATGTAAAGAAATCTTCAATTCGTACTTGACACGACTTACAGAAATATGTAAGTTGTCCGTGAACTTATTCACGAAGCGACCGCACTCATGATCTCTCCGAAGCCCCTATCTGTCGAGATCCTGCTGCTCCGTAAAGGCATCAGCCGTCGCGATCTCATGAAACAATTCCGCGTCGGTCCCGCTGCAATCTCGATGGCGCTCTCGGGTCAACGGCTTTCGCTTCTGAAGCGGATTCACCACTTCGCCAAGACCACAGAGAGGAAGGCAGCCTGAAGTGAAGACGCCTTCCTCGGCTTCCCTAGAGATGCTGTTTAAAGGGGTCTTAGAGGCCCACTTATGGGGGGGGGGAATTTGTTCCCCCTCGAAAGGTAGGCAATGGTAGGCATTCGGGCAAGGATGGCCACTGGAGGCCTGACAATCAAGGGGCTCGCTCGCGAACTGGGCACTCCGCCTATCTCCATCCGGCATTTCCTCAACCGTCGATGGGACAGGCTCGGCCGCCGGCGCCGTCAACTTATCCGCCAATTCCTGATTCACAAGGGGTTGATCGATCCACCGAAGCCCCGTCCGAAATGCGTCTGCGTTCACTGCGGCAAAGTCCACGTTCGTCCTCGCAATCCATTTGCTGGTCCACGGCAATCTACACCGACCACGTCTGCCGCACAATCAGAAACCGTTGAGATGAATTCCGCAAGAGGAGATCGATGAAAGCGCTTGACGACAGATACGAGGAGATGGTGGCGCGGGGAGAGATCACAAATCCTTCACTGAAGAGGGACGCCAACGGTCGATTAGTACTTGGCCCAGACGGGCTTGCAGTCGAGTTGGGTATGTATCTCGAGCGCCGCCGAGAGCGCGAAGCCTCCCGGTCGCGCCAACAAATCGATCGAACAAGAACACGCGCTCTTCGTTGGACAACAGTGCTGCGATTAATCCCATTTGCGTTTCGTCTTCAGATTCTACGATTCGCGCGATGGCGTCATCGACTATGAGAATGTTCTCGCTCCTCAATCGCTCTAGAGTCTTGCGTTCTCCGAATAGGAGGAGCGATTTGCCGAGTTGGAGGGTCTGTCGCCTGGTAAAGACGAGATCCAGAAGCGAATCAACCTCGGCAAGCACCTGCGAGGCAGTTAGTTCGACAGTTTCTGGTTCGTAAGTATTCATACCGAGAACGTACTGAGCTTTTCCTGCGAGAGCAATTGTGAAAGATCTGCCCGTCATACTCTACGCTACGATCAGCACCTGGGAGATTGCCGAACGCATCCGACGGCGGGATCTCGCCTTCGATGCGTGGGCGCATGTCGCGAAGCTCATCGGGCACAAGAACCCATCGACGCTGCGGAAGATGTGTGAGCCGCACGGCAACCACTACGGCGCGAAGCTCGGCTTCCGTGAGGCCGTGCTGATCATGAACGAGACCAAAGACTATCGCCTTTTCCACTTCATGAAGGAAGAGATGAAGAAGATGGCGCAGCATGAAGGAGATCAGATGGACCTGTTCGCTCACCCGATCCGATCCCTCAATCCTATGATCGACTGACCATGTCAGAGCGTGAACCAGAGATCCGGCCGATACCGGCCAGCAAGGTTACCGATGAGCTCGTCGCCCGCACGGCCGACCTCATCGCACTGATGCGCACGACGCAGAACCTCACCGAAGCGCAGAGCGCGGCCGCGGAGAAGATGGGTATCAGCGTGCCGACGATCCGATGGTATCTCAGCCGCATTCGTCAGAAGCTCGGCGCGCCCAAGCGTGCGTCGCTTGCGGAACTCGCAGCACATCCGGAAGTCCGGCGCGCGATCGAAGCGGTGCTAACAAGGAAGGAACGAGCGGATCGATTGTCGCTCCAGTCGGCGCGACATCTCAACGTCATCATGCCGAGCGGCGAACGCCTGGGCGTCGACGACTTTCTCAAGTCGCTGTATCCAAGAGAAGGCGTGAACGCAAGCGCATGTTACGCGGCTCTCAAAGGGCGCTGCATCCAGCATCAAGTCGTCTTCGACGACGGATCGCCGGCGTCCGTGGTTGATCTACCGAAGGAGCGGAGCATCCGCCGGTTCCTGCAGCAATGGAGAGAAGAGTTCATCGCCGTCCGGCGGGGACGCGCGCGCAAGCACGATTTCGAGGTGGAGCAACAACCGTACGTCACGCGCGACGTGTCCCGGTATCGACCTGGCGAGCTCTGGATCGGCGATCACACGGAGCTCGACTTCGCCGTTATAAATGCGCGCGGCTATGTCGACCGCCGGTGGATCAGTTCGTTCCTCGACATCCGGACCGGCCTGATCGTCGGCTATCATCTCTCCTGGCAGCCGAACTCGCAGACGATCTCGCTGGCGTTCCGCAACGGCGTTCTTGGTACGCAGCTGCGCGCGTTCACGGCCGAGAACAAGTACAAACCCGTCTCCATACGCAACGTGCCCGAGACGGTGATGATCGACAACGGCAAGGACTACCGGTCAAAACAGACACAGCGACTCTTCGGCAAGATCGATTTCGACGACGCGGCGCGTCTTTCGATCCAGCGCCTCACGCATCTCCAGTATGTGCTTCCGTACCACGGTCAATCGAAGGCGCAGCAGGAGCGTTGGTTCCGCGTCATCCAACAGATGATCCGGCACCTGCCAGGCTACAAAGGCAACAAGTACCAGAACAAGCCCGACTCCTATGCAACCGATGTCAGGCAGGGCCGCCTCCTACCGTATGCGCAGTTCGACGCCCTGGTGGCGATCGCGGTCAACGTTTACAACAACCGCGTTCGACGATCGCTCAAAGGCCAGTCTCCGCTTCAGTGCTATCTCACCAACCAGACGCATCAACGCGCCATCGACGAACGCGTGCTCGACTTCCTGTTGATGAAGGTCGAGGGTCGGCGAATCCGCCGGTGCCAGGTGACACTCTTCTCGAAGGAGTATTACTCCGACGCGCTGATGGGCGTGAACGAAGAGATGGCCGATGTCTACTACGATCCAAAGGACCTGGGATTCGTGACGGTGTACGTGCATGGCGAGTTCGCGGCTGTCGCGAGCAACAAAGAGATGATCGGGCAGGACGAGAAAGGCTGGCTCCGCATCCTGCGCGACCGGACGAAGTCGGAGCGTGAGATGAAATCACAGCTCGCGGCGATTAAGCAAGGCGTGAGCGATGCGGATGCGCGGCGGATGCTGGTCGAGGGTGAGCTGCTGAACGTCGTGCCGGTCCTGGAGGAAGTGTTCACGCGACGTCCGCTCGAGATCACGCAGATCACCGGGCTTGAGCAGCAGGCGAAGGAACATCAGGAGGCGCTCGATCGTGAGAAGGAGTCGGCGGAGATCGAGCGTGAAGCTAAGAAGAAACGGAAACAGAGCCATCTCAGCGTCGCGGCGATGAACAGCCGCATTGTCTAGAAGGAGACCACATGGCAGCTCAAGCAGCGATCAACCGTCTCGACCTGGTCGAGCGGGCGAAATTCAATCAAGACAAACCCCGCGAAGTCCTCGCAACCATCAAGGGACTCCTGGAGTCGGGGGAGATCCGGCTCAAGGACATCGCCAAATTCGGCAACTACAGCCAGTCGGTCATCAGCCAGTTCCTCTCGGGCGACTACGCCGGCGATGTGGCCTCGGTGGAGGATGTCGTCGTGCGGTTCTACCGGTACTGGGTGGCCAACAATGCGATCGTGCAGACGAAGGTTGTGGAAGAGATCCACGCCGTTATGACGCTCGCCTGGAAGCGCAAGGAGATCGCGCTCGTGAAGGGGCACTTCGGCCGAGGAAAGACGAAGGCGGCCTCGCGGTTTGAGGCGTTGAACGACTTCGCGATACGTGTGGAGCTCTCGGGCGTCACCTCGCCGACCGAGCTCTTGCACCGGGTCGGCGACGCCCTGGGGATCGCTTCATCGATGTCCGGTTCGCGCAGCGACAAGCTGCAGGCGATCGTCCGCAATCTCCAGCGCTCACCGAAGTTGATCATCATCGACGAAGCCGACGAGCTGCGACCGCGGACGCTCGCTCTACTGAAGGACATTCACGGCGAGGGAACCGAGCGGTGCGGCATCGTTCTGATCGCCACCCAACGCTTCGACCGGTTGTTGAAGAACCCGGAGCTCGGCTACCTGCGCCGGCGCATTACGATCAAGCGTGAGATCGGCGACATCGATCTGAAGGAAGCCAGGGAGATCGTCGCCCTGTGGCCGAACAGTCTGGACACCGAGGACCTGAAGAAGGCCTTCAGCTGGAGCATGAACCACTTCGGCGTCGCCTCCTTGGTCAACCTGATGATGCGAGCCTATGACGAGATGCAGCTGCGCGCGAAGCGGAAGATTGACGAAGAATGTCTCGAGGCCGCCTATGCTTGGCTGGTTGACTGATCACGCCGACATCATCTTCGCACAGCTGCTCGGAGTCACCGGGTCGACCATGATGCTCTTGCTGAGTGCGACGGTGCGATTGAAGATGAGCAGCCGAAGGAGAATGGTTCTGTCGCTCCTGGCGACGGCGATGATGGCCGGCGGCATATTCTATCTCCTCGCGGCCTTGAACGCCGAACGATCACTGTCGAGGTAGAGCGATGGCCTGGGATCGATCAGTCAGAGACCGAGCGAATGCTCTCATCCATACGTCGGTGGACGATTGTCGTTCATCGCTGCCGCACATCACAGACATCCGGGTGTTGAAGTGCGCGCTCTTCATCGCAGAAGAGTTTCGCCACTTTACGCGCAGCGCCTTGCTCCGGAGTCGGTTGAGGCAACTCCAGAAAGAAATGGCTGAACGTGCTGTCACTCGCAGATCCAATGGCCATCAACGACCTCGACCAACGGCTGACGCTGGCGATCAAGGACACGATCTATCGGGTCGTGGGGAACGACACAACCGCCCAGATCTTGAAGGCGGACGTCTTCTCTCATCCAGCAATCGAGACACGTCCGGGGATCGGAACATACGTGAGCATCAAGCTCAAGGTCGAAGTGAATCTGAAGCCGTGACCCGATCCTCCAAACAGACCCAACGGAACAAGTGATGGATCCGGTAGCACGACGACGGCTCAACCACCAGGTGCGAGCTCTGGCCAACGGCCGGCTCGGACTTGACGAGGAGACGTACCGGGCCATCGTGGAATCAGTCGATCCACGGAGCGGCGGCCACATCACACGGTGCGACGATGAGCATGCCGGGCTGGTCCTGCTGCAGCTGAGACTGATGGTCGATCGGCAGCGATTCGGCGGTCCGAAGAAAAACGATCGCGAGCAACGCAAGATCGCGCGACTGATGCAGTATCTGAATTGGACGTGGAAGACGACAGCCGAGTTCTGCGAACGTCAGACCGGCAAACGGTCGACGCGATTATGCGACGCCAAGGAACTGGCGAAGGTCATCAACGGAATGGTGGCGATCATCGAAGAAGACATTCGATCCGGACGCCTGCAGCTGACGCCGGCCGAACGAGCAGAGTTCGCACGCCATACACATACACGGTTTGACGATCTCCAAGGAGGAGCCAATGCCTGAGCTGATCCTGTCCTTTGTTGTCGTCGCGTCGATCGCGACGCTCGTGCTGCTTCTGCGTTCGGCGCGTCGCAGCGGAGAGGGATTCATTCTGTGTCGCCCGGACAGCAGGCGCTGTCCTCAACTTCGAGAACTGCGGGACGTGGAGGACTCCATCGAAGAGCATGTGGATCGGTTGCGCATGGAGTACCTGCGTCGAGAGATGGCCCAGAAGTATCCAGGGCGCAGTTACTCTTTTCAACTCGCGGAGCTCTATCGGCAGCGGGGAGCACTTGTGGCGTCGCGCCGAGGTGGAGATCCGGATCGAACGGATTGGATCAGAGACCGGATCCTGCTCGCGCGCGAGCGGGCGCTGCTGAGTCAGTCACACGCAGAAGTCACAAGTTCATTCAGTCGAGTCGAGCCCCAACGGGCCTGACCGGATTCCATCACAGAAGTTCTAATAGAGGGAGAGGCGAGCATGACAGCCATCAAGAAGTACGCAAAGTTCCTGCGCCGGCAGAAGGCGTATGGGCGGATCCTCGAGGATCTGAAGCCGGAAGTTCTGCGGGAACTCAAGCGCCGTCCGGACGGCAAGGCGGCCGTCGACGGCGTCGAGTTCCATATCACCACGAAGGTGACGCGGCGCTATCCGAAGGATATTCAGGACATCCTGAAAGACCTGCAGGCGCAGATCGATCAGCAGAAGAAGGTGGCCGAAGAATCGAACAAGGTCACCCTCAGCGAGACGGCGACGTTCGACGCCTCGATCCCGAAGAGCGCGGAAGACGAGGTGCTCTCGGAGGTCCCGGACTACAAGAAACACTTCGGGACACGCTGATGCCGATCGACCTCGACACTACGCCCGAGTCGTTGCGACGTATGCGGGAGAGCATTATCGAGTCGGCCGGCGGCAACCCTATCGGTGAACGGGGCGGCCTGGTGTGGTTCACGGACCTCGTCACGAAGACGACGCTGGTCTTGGAGCCACACCAGGTCACGGCCGAACGTGTCCGGGAGAAGATCCTCGCAAGTCGCAGGAGCTTCGGCATCAGGGACGACCATGCACTATCCAGCCATGCTTGAGAGTCTCTACTCAGCCATCAAGTTCATCGTGCGGCACGAGGGCATTCCGCACGATGTCGTGTTCGAAGCGGCCGAAGCGGCGGCCAGAGTGATCACACGCCACCAGCGACAAAGAAGGAGCCATGAGGAACCTGACAGAGAAGAAGCGCGATCTGATCGCACAGCTGAAAGCGTACCGGCGTAAGCACCGCTCCATTCCGAACTCTCGGGCGCTCGGCGAGCCTTTCAAGCACCGGGTTCAACGGGCCTTTGGAACGTGGAATGGTGCGATCGCAGAGGCATTCGGACCGGAAGTTGTCCAACGACGACTGACGGACGCGGAAGTCCTGGAGCGGATACGAAGATACGCAAAGGAAACCAATCAGCGTCCGACGTCGAAAAATGTTGGCGACACCTTCGGGCGTCTCGCGAGGGAACGGTTTGGATCGTGGAACAAAGCTGTGGAACTCGCCCTTGGCTTGCCGCCTCTCAAGGTGAAGCGATCCGATGATGAGTTGCTGGAAATCTTGCGACGTAAGTATGCCGAGCTCGGCCGACTGCCGTTCGCGAGCGACGTCGAGTCAATCACCACGCGACTCTGGAAGCGCTATGGCGGTCTCAATGAAGCCCTCGAGCGGGCCGTTGGCACGAGCGTGCGACTCGAAGTGCTGCGCGCACTCAAGGTACTCACGCCCCCCGGATGCGAGGTGGCATCGAGCCACGAGATCTCGGTCTACTTGAAGACACAACGTGGCGTTCAGTTCGATGTGCATCAGGTGGGTTCGATGTTGGAGACGCAGTACCGGGTGGGCCTGGTGGAGAAAAGCGCCGGCGACGTTCGACCGACGTGGCGATTGACGGCGAAGGGACATGAGTTCCTTCGGATGAAGGAGAATCAACATGCAGGACGACGGTCTTGAGGAGATCCGCCCCGGCGCAGAGTGTCCGCCTGGGCTTCATAGCGATGTCCCGATCATCGAAGGCGGCCAGACGGTCGGACTCATCTGCACACTTTGCGGACGCTCCGTGCGAGAGGACATGGCATACAGCACACTCGTAGCAACGGAACGCGGCCTTGTCGATCTCCGCGAGCAACCACATCGGAGGCGGGATCCGCGCTTCTGAACGATCATGGGCCGCTACGTCAAGAACAGGATCCGGATGGAGGCCGTCGAGCGGTTCGGGCAGACGGCGGGACTCCCGTTGTTCGAGGCGGTAGGTCCGAGGATCCCGAAGCGGTTTCGAACGCGGCTCGAGAATGCCGCGAAGTCGATGCCGTTAGCGACGGACACCCGGAACCTTGCGCGCATTGCTCAGACGAGCGATCCGGTCGAACTCGGCGACAAGCAGCAGAAGGTCCTTGACGCCATCCGAGACCTGGGCGCTCCGACGAATGCGGAGATCGCGCGTCATCTGGACTGGCCGATCAATCGAGTGACCGGACGGACGTTCGAGCTCCGGCAGTACGGACTGGTAGCTGAGAATGGTAAACGAGCATGTTCGGTGACGCGCCGGATTGTGGCGACGTGGCAATCTAAATGAGAACGAGAACCGTGTCTCGTGGACCATGGTAGTATGCTCCCATTCCCACGCTCATACTACATCCGCAGCTTCCGCGACTGGAAGAGAATCAATTATCCGGACGCCGAATGTGAATGCATTGAGAACGCCTTTGGTGACGTCATTTACTGCGAGGAGTGTGAGACGCAGTTCGCAGAGTATTGCCAGATCCGAGATCAACAGGCAGCAATTCGTGACCAAATGTTCGGTCTTCAGTAATGATCCGCTCGCAGCAGAGACGTCGGGAATTGGCAATGCTGGAGATCTTGGCGACTCAACCCAAAGGTTGGACCAGGATCGAGTTGACCAGTGAACTTCGCGTCTCCCCGGCAACTCTCGACCGGACGCTCGGCAATTTGCTGTTGCGAGGACTCGTGTTCGCTCGGCCGATAAATGAACGACGGAACGGCCGACCCGTGAACCGGTACTATTGTACGCTCGAAGGCGTCAAGTCGTTGAATCAACAATTCCGTCGATCTGCCCAGAAGTCTCGTTAGCACGTCGCATGCCCAAGCTTCCACAACTCATCGAGCTTCTCGAGGCGATGTCGCGATCGGGCACGGAGAAGATCGGACTCTCGGATCTACTCGACCTTCTGCGAAAGGTGGACTCGACGACATCGCATGTCAAGATCGAGATCAACTACAATGGGAGGGAGTTCTTCTGGACGGTCCACCAGCGGGACATCCTCGCGGCCGACTGGAAGCCGTCCGGATCAGGCTAATAGGAATTGCATCGTTTGATTCAGCCGGTCGAATTCACTAGATTGCTGACCACTGAGATTCACGACATAGGGCTGTAAGAGCCCAACGAGGGTCATCCGATCAAAAGGAGCCCCGGTGTGGTCGTCGTCCGCAACTTGCGGAACGGCGGCTGCGTCGGGGCTTCGTCCTTTTCTTGTCCACACCATGGCACGCAAACTCGACCGCATCGAGGCCAAGCGCCTCTACTGTGAAGAGAAGAAAGAGGTCAAAGAGATCTCGCGACTTCTCTCGGTGCCCGAAGGCACGATCTACGCTTGGAAGAGCGCCGATGCCGAAAGGGGCAACGACTGGGACAAGATGCGGGAGGAGATTCAGCTGACGTCCTTCTCTGCTACGAAGGACATGCTCCGCATGGTGACGGCCAGGCTCTCGGCCATGGCTGATGAACTGACGAAGGCCGGTCCGGATGGGGCGAAGATCAACCCATCCGAAGTCTACGCCATTCGACAGCTGCTCAAGAGCCTGAAGGAACTGCAAAAGGACGTCGACCACTACGGCAACATTCTGCTCGCGATGCAGGAGTTCACCGACTTCATGGGCGACCGGGCGCCGGAACTTCTGCTGACGATGGAGCCCTATCTGCTCGAGTTCGGCAATACGATTTCCAAGAAGTACGGCCGTCGACGGAGTGGCTGAGATGGCGCTGATGACGCAAAAAGAATTCGAGCGTGAGTTCGGAGATCTGCTTTCGAGGATTCGGAAGCAGACGACAACGTTTCCGAATGACACGACGGAGCGGAAGCTCGCGCGGATCAAGCGCGCCCAGGTCGATAAGCTCTTCTTCGCGGTCACCTACTTCCCGCACTACATCCAAGTTTCGGAGGCGTTCCGCGAGTGCTGGAAGGACCCCGCCGGCAAGTACGATTGGGTGGCGGCCGGGTTCGCTCCGTTCCACGCCGAGTTGTTCAGGACCGCCGGCCTGCTCGATGTCTTCTCCATTGTGGCCGGTTTTCGTGAGTCGGCGAAGGACACGCTTCTCGGCAAGATCGATGTCATCCACAAGATCGTGTTCGGCGATCGCTGGTTCATTCCCATCATTGCACGCACGGAGACGAAGGCCGAGACGAAGGTCATTCCCATTCGCCTGGAACTCGAAGAGAACTTGCGGCTCCGGAACGATTTCGGTGAACTGAAGGGATCGGTCGAGTGGGAGTTCGGATCGATCATCACAAAGACCGGTCGAAAGGTGAAGGGTTATGGCCGGGACCAGTCCCTCCGCGGTGAAGAGAACATGGGCCATCGGCCGGACTACCTGATGATCAACGACGTGAACGATCCGATGCTTCCCGATAGTCCAGGACAGGTCGCCAAGTATGTGGATGCCATCAAACAGACGGCGCTCAAGTCGGTCAACTCGCCCAGGTGGGGCGGGGTTATGCTCTGCAACTGGACCGTGAAGGGCGACATCGTCGATGAGATGATCGCAGGCAAGAACACCGCTCATTTCAACAAGCTCATCGTGCGCGCACTGGTTCCGAACGAGAAGCGGACGAAGGAAGAGCGTGCGATTGCCAAAGCCTGCCGCGATGCCGGCTTCAAAGAAGACGAGCGTTCGGCCTGGGAGACACGCCACCCGACGGTGCGCCTGTTGCGGGATCAGAAGCAGGATCCGGATGTCTTTGATGCCGAAATGATGATGCGTCCCAGGAGCCGGAAGGATCAGCGTTTCAAGGACAGCTTCTTCCGATTCCACGTCAGGGAGGATCTCGCCGGCCGGTCGTATGTGGCCTACACATTCGTGGATCCAAGCGCGAAGGAGGCTGGCGACTACAAGTCCGTCATCACAATTGGAGTGGGACTGAATGCAGACGGAATGTTGCACCTGCCGATCCTCCGTTGTTCGATCCAGCAACAGTCGATCGACGACATGATGCTCGAGACCTATCGGCATCGACAGACCTACAGATCTAAGATCGTCGGCGTCGAGTCGAACGGCTTTCAAATCTTGCTCAAACGGGAGTATCTCAGACTGCAGCGAAAGCATGGCCCACTGCCGTTCCTTGAGGTGACGCATACCGGCGAAAGCAAAGAGAGCAGGATCGAGCGTATCGTGCCGTTTGTGAAGGAAGGAACGATCACCTTTGACCGGGAAGACCCGGACCAGGAACTCCTGATCAGACAGCTGAAGGCGTTTCCAAATGCTGGCAACGTGAGTTCGGGAGGCTTGGGCGACGACGGCCCGGATGCACTCGCCGGCGCCGTCGAACTTGTTGAAGTCTATCCGCGCGCGACCGATGTAGGCTATGAAAGCCTTGGCCGGCGAGCGGCCGTCTTCGAAAGGGGGGCGTGGTGAAAGCCCGCATCAAAGCGTTCATCATTGCGACGATCTCGCTATTCACGAAGGTCCGGTTTGGACGTCGCTATCGCGCTCGACTGGACATGAAATGGCGAGGTCACAGGCTGTTGGTCGGTGCCCTGCAAATGTTGTTCGACGTTCGCATTTCGCCCGACGGCTCACTGTGGCTGGAATTGCGACGGAATCTCCGTCGTAGAAGGGCAAAGAAACACCTGCGGAGACTGCGTCACCATGCGCGGCCGCATCCCAGTCGACCACCTACTATCGCTTAGGCATGCAGAAGCTCTTCGCGTACCCAGGGGGCAAGTGGCCGATCAGAAATCTGATCGTCGGCCAATTCCCCTCGCACCAGACATTCGTGGACGTCTTTGGCGGTTCAGCCGCCATCCTCCTCACCAAGGAGCCTTCGAAAGGAGAGGTCTTCAATGACGCGAATCAGGAGATTGTCAACTTCTTTCGCGTCGTGAAGCACCGTCCAGCGGAGCTCGCCGAACGATCCCGGCACTGGATTCACTCTCGCCAGATGTGGTCAGAGATCAAGGCGGTGCCGACACCGGTCGACGAAGTCGAACGCGCGTTCCGGTTCTGGGCGCTTGTCGTTGATTCCTTCGGCGCCACGGGAGACAGTTTCGGAACGACGCGAAGCGGAGTGCGTTCGGTCACCCGAGCGCGTGCGCACCTGACACTCGTGGCCGATCGCCTAAAGGACGTTCACATCGAGAACCTCGACTTCCGGAAATGCATCCGGCTCTACGACGGACCGGACACGTTCTTTTATCTCGATCCGCCATACCGGGGAACGACGGGCGGGGACTCGCACTATGACACTCTTCCAGACGAGGCCTGGCTCGAAATGCGCGACCTTCTGAAATCCATTGAGGGTCGGTTCTTGCTCTCGCACACAGACGATGCGTTCGTTTGCAGGCTGTTCGACGGCTTCAGTATTAGACGAATTCAGGTCCGCGTCAGCCTGTCCCGAAAGAAGGCCGGGCAGATGAGAAGTGAAGTTCTTATCAGCAACTATCCCTTGGCAAGGTCACTGAAGAATCACCAACGAAGAGAAGGAGACAGAGGTGCGGCGCCATCGGCGGAGCTTTCGGGGAAGGCTGTTCACAGACCGTCCATCCGTTCCAAGCTGGAGCGAGCCCGTGTCCATCTGGATCGTCGGTAAGATTGCGGGATCGTCGTGGGAGTTCCAGGGGACGTTCACGACAGAG